GAAACAGATAGCGAGGAGGTTTAAATGCAAATTAAACCATACAGGGCATTTGGATACGTTATCTATAAAAACAGTTGGACGTCTGGAGAGCCATACATAGCCAATTATCCAGAAGGAAGAAAATGGTGGAATTTATTTACCGAAGGGCAAATGATTAACAATACATTTACCGACGGAACAAAGCTGCCAGACTATCAAGCAGGTGATTGGATTGGGCCTGATCAAATGGATTTGGATCCTTATGGAACGTGCAACCAAACGCCAGTAAATAATCCTGTGTGCTGGTGTGTCGCCGCAGAGGAAAATAGAAATTATCTTCCTGACTGTGAAAAATGGGAACTGTCTGCTGGATCTTCAACAACGTTACCAGTCGGCACAAAATTAATGTTTATTCATGGATCGATTACGCTTAATGGAAAAACAATTAATAAGCCAACTCAAATTAAAGTTAAAACAGCAGATGCAACTGTTGTTGCGGCTGAACAATGTTACGGCATTAAATTTGTTTAAGGATGTATGACAACAATTTACGCAAAAAAACTTGACGTTAAATGCCCTGAAGTAAGGGATATTGACGATAGACCGCAAATTGAATCTTACGGTAAATTAAGAATATCTAAGTCTCCAAGTATTGTTAGGTGGCGTCTTGATGAAGTAAATCAATTTATTAACTTATTCCCAAAACTAAAACCATACCTGTACAAGTCTGCGTTGACAAAAATTATGTTGTTAACGCCACACGTTCACACCAACGAAAAAACTATAATTAATTTTTACTTTAATCCAAATCAGGAAGTTACTAGTTTTTGGGATGGCGATGAGTATATTAGAGATAATAGACTTACTATTGATAATGGGGACACTTACTACAACGTCAGGGCTGATAATCTAGAAGTTAAATATCGATTTACAGTAAAACCTCGAGACGTTTGGATACTAAACACCGCAAAACCACACTCAGTATTGCCGGATGAATCTTTTGAGTTAAATATGAAAACTAGTAAATTTAGAGATAAAGAACTTGTTAATTATAATAAAACAATTACACGCACCGCAGTGCAACTTGCTTTTATGCAGCCTATTGATGAGATCCTAGATATTTTATATGGCTGACATAAAACATTTAAAAAATATTGTTTCACAAGAAACCTGCGAAATATTAACTAAATTTTTACAAGAATCTGTTAATGATAACGTCGCAACAAAAGACGAACAATGTCCAAGCAGTTACTCTGTTTATAATCATTCAAATCTAGATATTTTGCTAGAAGAGTTTTTGCCTACTATGGAAAAAGAAACTGGCAAAAAACTATTTCCAACTTATGCGTATGCTCGCCTGTACCAAAATGGTGAAAAACTACTTTGTCACGTTGACAGAGAATCGTGCGAGTACAGCGCGACAGTTACATTAGGATTTGATAAAGCCGTATGGCCTATATTTGTCGGTGATCGAGGCAAGATTGATGATTTAAAAATTGTTGGCGAAGAAGATCATAATTTTTATGCAAAAAATGTAGACATTGTTCGCATGGATGTTGGCGATGCTGTTATTTACAAAGGCATGGAGCAACCGCATTGGAGAGATGAATTTCAAGGCGAGTGGCAAGCGCAAGTTTTTTTACATTACGTTGATCAAGAGGGGCCACATGCTGAATGGAAATACGATAAAAGACCAAACCTCTCGCAATATATAAAAGATGATCATCAAGTATTATATTGGTATCAAAATAATTCTATATCTGATTCGTCATGTGACGCCATGATTGAAAAATTTAATGAATATGAATTGAATCCAGCAGAAGTAGGATCAATAGGTAATTGTGTTTTAAATAAAGAAATTAGAGATGTTGGCAAAATACAAATTCCCAATGAAATTGGTATTGGAGCAACTCTTACTGGCATAGGATTAAATTGTAATAAAAAAGCATGGAATTTTGATATTGATCATAGCAACCAAAGCGAATTTTTAAGATATGACAAAAATGGTCATTACACATCTCATATTGATTTTGATTTTGATTTAAGTCAACAATCTGTTAGAAAATTAACTGTTTTAGCTTTTTTAAATGATGACTTTGAGGGCGGCAAATTTTATTTGCAAATAGGATCAGAAAAAATATATCCGCATCAGGAGAAAGGAACCGTCATTGTTTTTCCTAGTTTTATATTGCACGGCGTTGAGCCGGTTACAGTAGGAGTTAGGAGCAGTATTGTTACTTGGATATGTGGGCCGTATTTTAAATGATTGTATTTGATGATTTTTTACCAAATTGCAAACTTAGATTAGATTTAACAAAGTTTTTTGTAAAAACAATTCCTATAACATGGACTAATCGAAATAATAATCCATCAAACCCAATTGAGCATTTATGCCAAATTGTATGGAATGATGTAGTTAATATAAAACAAGATATTGATGGATGGGAGTATTGGGCGCATCATTTAACTTCAGATACCGTTAAAAACTTAGATTTTCATTTTGATACTGATTTAGATTGTAAAGTTTCTTCTGTTAAAGAAGAGGAAATGATAAGAAATAATGAGTGCAGAACTGCTGATCAAGGATTTATTTATTATTCTCATCAGTCATTGCCAAAAGGCGGTTATTTAGAAATTAAAAGAAACAACAATGAAATTGAAAGAATAGAGCCGGTGCCTAATAGATTAATTGTTATGGATGTATCAAAACAACATAGAGTCACTGATGTTAAAGGCGGAGTTCGCAAATCCATAGTGTCCAACGCTTGGAGCTTAAAACCGTATCATTACAAAAATAAAGGAAAATAGCATGGCGCTTATTCCATTGCAATTACCACCCGGCATTTTACGCAACGGCACGGATTTTGAGCAATCAAACCGATGGCGTGATGCTAACTTGGTTCGTTGGCATAACAATTCAATGCGACCAGTTGGTGGTTTTGTTACTAGAGTGTCTTCTGCTTTTGCGGCAGCGCCTCGAGGATTACACGCATGGCGAGATAACTCAGACGGCACACAAATTGCCGCTGGAACATACAATAAACTTTATTATGTAAATGCTTCTGGCACTGTAAGTGATATTACGCCATCAGGTTTTGCGGCTGGAAACGAGGACGCGGCAGTTAATACTGCATATGGCGGAGGGCTTTACAACAATGGGCTTTATGGTGTTACACGTCCAAGTACTGGCGTTTTCCAAGAGGCAACAACGTGGTCACTTGATAATTGGGGCGAATACTTAGTTGGATGCACGTCTGATGATGGAAAACTGTACGAATGGCAACTTGATCCAGCCGTTGCCGCAGCACAAATTGCTAACGCCCCAATTAATAACTTAGGGCTAATTGTTACTGAAGAAAGATTCTTATTTGCGCTTGGGGCTGGTGGCAATCCTAGATTGGTGCAGTGGTGCGATAAAGAAAACAACACATTATGGACGCCAGCCGCAACAAATGAAGCTGGAGATTTAGAACTGCAAACTAATGGGCAAATAATGGGGGCAATTAGAGTTCGAGGCCGAACGTTAATTGTTACGGATACAGACGCACACGTTGCGACATATCAAGGCCCACCGTTTGTATTTGGATTTGAACGTGTAGGCACAGCAACTGGAATGGTGGGAAGAAAAGCAATTGCCGCAGTTGATGAAGGCGCGTTTTGGATGGGCGAAGATGCTTTTTTTGTATTTGATGGATCGGTTGCAAAAGAACTGCCTTGCGAAGTGTCTGACTATGTATTTACAGATATTAACAAAAATCAAATTACTAAAGTTTATGCTGTTAATAACAGTTCTTTTGGTGAGATATGGTGGTTTTATCCAAGTTCTGGGTCTATTGAAAATGATCGATATGTTTCATATGACTACCGAGAAAACCATTGGGAGATTGGCCAGCTTGATAGAACGTGCGGTATTGATTTGGGAGTTTATAAAAATCCAATATGGGGCGATGAAAACGGTAATTTATTTAATCATGAGCAAGATCCAGCAGTCGGTCATGGATCGCAGACTCCATTCGCTGAAAGTGGGCCTATTAGTTTAGGCGCCGGTGATCAGGTTATGAAAGTAACTAATTTAATACCAGACGAGGCAACTCAGGGCGATGTCAATATTACGTTTAAGTCTCGGTTTTATCCTAATGCTGCAGAAACGTCATTTGGGCCGTTTTCAACTGCTAATCCAACCGATGTGCGGTTTACTGGCAGACAAGTTAGAATACGCATTGAAGCGGCAAGAAACGCTGATTGGAGAGCTGGAGTAATGCGTATCGAGGCAAAAGCCGGAGGCAAGCGTTGAGATCAAATCCCCCACCATTAGGCGGTAGTTGGAGAGAATGGGCGGAGCGCCTTAATAGTTATATTGCAAGAACTAAATCAAAGTTAGAGTTTAACTCTAGTAATGACTCAGCCGCAGATAACGGCGTTACCATGTGGAATGAATCAATTAAACACATGGTTATTTCGGTGGACGGCGCCTTTCAGCCTATTCCATACGGCGAAAACTCATACGGTTACTTTGTAGATTTTACTGATCAGACTGCGGCTGGAGCCGATACCGCCACAGCAATAACTTACAATACAAGCGCATCGTCGCATAATGTGTCTATTGACGGCACTGATGCGAGCAAGATTGTGTTCGCCAAGTCTGGCATATATCGATTAAATTTTAGCGCTGAGATTACTTCAAGTTCAGCCAGTACGGTTACGTTTTATTTTTGGCCTCGAGTTAACGGCGTTAATGTAGACAACTCAACGATGGTGACTACGCTGCACAACAATGGGCAAAAGAAAATAATTAGCAGGTCTGGCGTTTTTGATGTAAATGCCAACGATTATTTGCAATCAATGTTTGCCGTAGATAGCACAAATGGATCTTTATCAACGACTGCGGCAACCGCATTTTGCCCGGCATCACCATCCGTTACGTTATCTGTGGCGGAACTGTATGTGCCATGAATGTCACTGAGGAATTGGTTAGATGTAGGCAATACATTGACGATGCTCTTGATTATAGCGGTGGTACACATACTTTTGATGACATTGT